AATTCTTCAGTTGAACTCTCATCCCATAACTTCTTTGTATCCTCCATACTCTTACAAGGCATGTATAATGTCTCACCTTCGTATTCGTGAGCATGAGAACCCTCACAACCCATCATACTAGCAATACTTTCTGCTTCACTCTGTGTCTTATAAAGGGGTAATCCGTCAATATCTACAACAGCATCAAACCTTTCATCAGATAATGAAATTGGAACACAATTTGGAACTTCCCTACCATTCTTTATCTTCGTTCCAATTGCTTCATAACCTTCCTGACAAGGGTTGGGTGTAATAAAGTTTTGTCTTTCCAATAACCTTAACTTTCTTTGAGCGTATTTAATACCTTCGTCTCCACCCCATGCGTCCCACATCAAACCACCACATCCTTCATCATACGGCACATCTTTCCATCTTCTATGTCTTTCAAATGAAGCCATACGAGCAATGGTTTCTATACTAATCTTTTCTCTATTACACAACTGATGTGCTCGTTGTTTTCCAACATTAGTTCCACAACTACCCCATCCGTTTTCTTCAGCCCATTTAACGGCTCTACAAGCGTTATCACTTGCTGCTCTTGGATAGTCATTATAACTCTCAAATTTCTCACTTGAGAAATATACCCATTCAGTTTCAATAGCAGGATTTTCTACCAACGCTATTTCAGATACCGAAGTATAATCAACCAACCCATCAAGGGTAGTATCCTCCAATATCTCATCATCAACTCTTAATTCGTATATTTTCATCTTAATATAAATATATCACAATTTGGAAAGTTCCTGTAATCGCTTCTCAATCTGTTGTGCGTCGGTAATATCCTTTTCAAAGACATAGGCTCGTAGTGGTTCTTGTCTTGTTTTTCTCAATTCTTCTATAATTCTACTATCATCAAAAATATTCTGTATATTTGATGATGGAATATTTAATCCATCCAACACAAAACCCCCATTTGCGAACTTATTAAATTGTTGTTCTTCGTTGTTTATTTTCTCCAATAAAGGTAAATATTGTTTTGTTGCTTTTGCATTAACAACAAACTCACCATTACTTAAGAATGCGGGGATACTATCACTTGTCCCCGTTCCCTCTCCTGATACAAAACCACCAGTAGCAAATCCTTGTGCTCCTTGTAAATCCTGTATTTGACTTTCAATAACGGCAAGTTGAACCGCTCCAGCAGTTGCAACAATACCTGATTGAATAACATTAAACGGAGGGGGTAATTTCTGTGCGTTGATAAGTGCTTGTGCTAAATCAGCGACACCTTGTATCTTCGTAAATTGTAATTCCCTTAATCTTGCCTTTCTCTCAACCTCAACAATTTCTCTATTGGCATCCTCTGTGATTTCTGTTCTTAATGCTTCAGCCTCTTCTGTATCACCAACCACATTAGCCAAACTTTCTTCTCGCCTTGCTTCAATTCGTTCTATTTGTAATTGTGATTTCTCACCCAAAGATAATGTAAGTTGGTTAAGTCCATTAACTATCTCTTGGTAATTATTTAATGTATCATCTAATGTTTTTTCTTGTATCTCTTGTTCCTTCTCCGCATTTTCCTCTAATAACTCTTGTCTTTTCTTTAGGAATAAATTAACGATTGCCAGTTTTTCTTCTTCAGTGTTAAATAATATATTAACACTATCAACACCGATACTTTCAAAGAATGATACTATCTGTTGGAAGTTGTCTTCTAATGCTGCTGAAGGGTCTAATAACTCCTCTAATTTTATTTGTTTTCCTATCTCATCAAAGTTCTCTATAATAAGACCCAAGAATGTATCTACATTTTGTGTATTATCTTTTATTTGATTTTGTAAATCTTCAACTTCATTAAATACACCCCTAATTGCATCTTCAGCAATCGCTGTATTTGTAATTATATTTATAACACCATCAGCCGTTTCTCTTGCTCTTTTAATTGCTTCTTCTTGTGCTGCCGTTCTATCTTCTTCAGCCAATTTTTGTATATCAGCACTTTTTAAAAACTCTTCACTAAAAGTGTTTATTAGTTCGTTTCTTAAGTTATAAAACTCTTCACTACCTGATAAAACATCTTCTAATGATAATTCACTTTGTTTAATTTCTTCTATTTTTTCACGGAATAATTCAAATCTCTTTAATACATTTTCTAAATTAGTTTCATCAACTATGGGTGATAATTCAACACCTGTTCGTGTTTTATATTTTTCAAAAGCATCAAAATATGAACTGGCAGCGTCTTCACCTGCTTCTTCACCTGCCTTTTCAGTATCAGTTCTTTCAAACTTAATAGAACCTTCCAATCTTAATTTTTCTGCTAATTTATTTAATAAGGGGGATACAATAGTATCAAACTCTTCACCACTATCTATACCGAATTGTTGTAATTGTTGGAACGCCACTCTATAATTGGATAATAATTGAGTTATGGTTCTTCTTTGTTCGTCATTAAAATTACTATTCTCGTCAAAATATGTATCATAAACTTTATCTATCGCTTCTTGGAAAGTTTCAATATCACCAGTTCTAAATGCGTCTGTTAATTGTTTTCTTGTGGTTTCATAACTTTCACCGAAACTATCATTAGACCTTAACGCAGTTATTACATTATTAGTATAATCATTAAACACATCACCAAGAGTTTTTCTACTTTCTTCTGTAATCTCTTGTAATCTAATTTGTTGTCTTACCAATTCTTCAAGGTCTTCTATAACCTTTGGTGTAGGGGTTTCACCAAAATCCAATAAACTTCTGTTTAACTTATCTAATTCCTTTCTTGCTCCTTCCAAATCACCTTTGAACCTATCCAATTCATTTTGAGATATTTGTTTGTCTATATTCTCCAACTCTTTTCTTAAACTTTCCAATACCTTCGCATTAGCCCCCGCTTCTTCAGTTGCTGTTTCTAATTGTTTTATTATATCTTCATATCTTTTTTCCAAATCTTCAGTACTACCTCTTAATATCTTTTGTTGGTTAATTTGAACCAAAGTTTCTCTTGCCAAATCTCTCAATTTATCAACCTCGTCATCTAATATGTCTTGTCTTTGTTCCAATATATCCGCTTGTTCTCTTAACGCTTGTGTTCCCTCTTCTCTTGCCCTTCTAATCTCATCTTCCGCTTGTTGTATGATACGAGCCTGTGCCTCCCTTAATTGGTTCTGTCTTTCAAGTGCTTCGTTGTTCTTATCTGTTTCTTCTGTATTTTCTTCAGTCGCATCACTCAAAGAAATAAATGCGGTAACCAGTAATCCAACAACGGCAAGAACCGCACCTAATGGGTTTGCTGCTATGGTTGTAAATAAAACCTTAAGTGCTCTATTCCCTGCGACAACAGAGGTATTTAACGCTTTTTGTGCGAGTGATGTGGCAAGAACTCTTGCCTCCAAAGCCCCCTCTAAAAGAATACGAGCCTGAAGTGCGAAGTTGATGGCCTTTGTTGATGCTTCAACCGCACTATTAACATTTTCATTTTCAACACCAAATGACCTTAACGCTTCCTGTGCCAACAATATACCTGATGAGACACTCTCTGCGAAAGCGACATAAGCCTGCGTTTTTTGTTGGGGGTCTAATCCCTCAAAACTGGCTTCAAATGTTTTTAATTCACTCTTCGCTTTGTTTAACTCATTTGTTAATTGGTTAAACTTTTCACTACCTATATCGGTGTTTTTAAGTTCTTCTGTTAAACTTTCAATAGCGGTTTCTAACTCACCTATGGTTTTAACACTTTCTTTAACACCATTAACTTCTAATTCAATTGCGATTGTTCTTGCCATACTAATAAATATTATGGGATTGGGTCGTTAGGGGGTATAGTTGGATTATCTACTGGTGGATTTAACCAGTAGAACCCTCCCCCTAATTGTTTTATTAAAGATACTTCTGTTAATTTCGTTTCAGTTAAAGAAGCACCTATTATCTTTTCAACTCTATACATACTATCCTTGATATATATTCTATCGTTGATTTTAAGTTGTCCCACATCTTGTGGGGTCAATAAGAACTTACCAATAAACTTTCTGGCTTCATCATTATACTTTTCTTCGTATGTCTGTCTATGGAATACCTCAAATAAATTATTACCAGTAAATTGATTAACATCTGGCACATCAGTTCCAAAGAAATCAAATGCTGGTTGGAATGATAAATCACTAAAGTCAGCGTCATCAGTATTCCATTCTATATTAGATAGATGTGATACTGCGGGGTATGTAGACCAGTCAATAATACCTCCACCACCTGAATTGAACTTCCATACACTACTTGTTGATGGATATGCGGTATATGTGTATCTATTACCTAACCAAAAGAATATATGGGGTTGTGTATTCGTTGGAACTTTCTGTCCTTCACTATTCTTCTCAAATAAGTTTGGTATAATCACATAATCACTACCTTCAACATTATCTGTTGGTAATGGTCTAAATGGAACTTCCAATACATCTTCACCCTTTAAGATATTACTATCTTTTATAAGTGTCTTCTCACCATATATCCTGTTGAACTGATACTCATAATACTTACCGGGGTTTTCATCACCTGACGATAAGTAGGTATATCTCTGTTCTTTGGATAGGTCAAAACTAAAGGGTTTAATGGTGTATGAAGACGATGTATCCAACTTATCAGTCCAATCCTTCGTCGTTCTATTTTCATCCCTGAAATAGTAGTTAAATGGTTCTATGGTTATCGTCTTTGTATCATTAACTATGAATACCAAATTAAACATCTGAACGATACTTCTAACGAAATCAATTGCCTTTGTATTTGGTAAGTTTTTATTCCCCTCAAAATCATTTACATCAATTGTGGGGGAACTATATAACTGCCATTGTGGTTTTGGATATGTGCTGTCATAAGGTTTTAATATAAGGGTTTGGAAGTTGTTGAACCCCGCAGAAAATACATTAACCTTCTCAAGGAATATACCTACATATTCACCTGCTGATAGTGTATCACTAAACAAAAATAACTCTTGTTGGTCGCTGTCGTCAGCGTCCCTTGTTATTTCACTTATTATAGTTCCATTTGGTAAATCTTCTAATGTTGATGATTTCTTCACCATAACCTTAAACCTAAAGTCCTCGTTGAATGTTCCAACCTTTGTATAACTAAATCTAAATGAAAAACCATAAGACCCGTCTTTAGGACAAGTAAAATAACTATTACCACCCAAATAGAAATTACCCAAGTAATCATATCCATTTGGTTCTAAACTTCTGAACCCCACATTTGTGGGGTTTGATAATGTTGTATGTGAATACAAGGATTGGTCTGTATTGGTGAATACCTTGAAGAAGTTTAAGTTGTCTCCATCACCAGGACTACTGATTTGTCCTGTATTATCGTATCCCATATCCATATACAATAATTTAAAATATGGACTTTCAAAAAATTCACTATTATATGAATAACCTGTCTCCTCAAAGATTTTATCCATAATGGCTTTTATCCTGATGGCAGGTTTGAAGTTAAATGAACTTAATGCCCCCGTTGTATTGTTGAAACAAGGGGCAGAACCAAAACAATAATCATATAATGGAACACCTGAACTATTGTATTCAAGACCCCAATTAATCATAGGGTATATTATATCACCACCGAATAATCCTGCTGTATTACCTGTTGTGGCAGACCACGATGCTGTGATATTATCATAATTCACTTCGTGGTTATATTCAGTCCAATTAAAATCACTCAATAATTTATCACCCAACGATAAGTTAAAATCAACCAACTCCTGTAAGATATAAACTTCATATTCATCATATAGATTATTTCTATATACAGCATTCAATCTTAATGTGCCTTGGAATACATCGTTTCCGTTGATTTGAACCACACAGGGTAAAGCAGAATAGGGGTTGTAGTCCGTTCCATTAACCTCATAGAAATACTTGAATATATCACTATTATTATCAGTCGCAGGAACTCTAAATGTCTTGGAGTAATTACTCCTTCTTTCAAACCCTGATAAGTCCCCGTCTTGTATATCTAATTGTATTGATACATTATCATACAAATCTATAGGGGTCATAAAGTTGTCCCTACTTCCTCCTTGTGTTTTAACTAATAATAATGTATCCATTACTTATCCAATAGTTTAATGTTATTAGCAAACTCAAATTCAATCGTTATGTTTGTTATTTCTTTTCCTCTACCCTTCGTCTTCTTCTCAAATGAGTTAGATAATATGTTTATCGGAAATGGAACTCCGTTATCTAATATCATATACACATCATTTGATGTGAATAACTCCTCAAGATAATACATATCAGGTTCGTTGATAAATCCTGTATTGTATGTATGAACCTCTCTTATCTGTGTTGAATAATCTGTTAGACCACGATTAAATGGTTCTTTAACAGGATTTGCTGACCCATAGGTAATATCAAATTGATTATACCTTTCTCTTTGTATATCAATCTGTTCTATCTTCTTTTTACGGAATGTGAAGTAGTCCCAAGTTCCATATCTGTTTTTAAACAAGAACTGGTTTGTATCATAAGGGTTATCACAATCATCTATAATATTAAATTGGAATATCTCACTTGAGTAGTTCCATTCAGGACAAATAATTCTTGCTCCACCACTATTAGGTGATGTGGGTGTAAAGGTCGGCGTAGGAGTGGGGGTATTGTCCCCTTTTGATGGAATACTTCTACAAGCGTATTCATCAATACAACTACTACAATTAGCGTGAGTAGCACCACCTGATATTGTAAATGATGCTCCCGCAACTTGTTCGTCAGCATAATAACAATTATTGTTATAAACTCTTACAGACCCTGTATAACCACTTTCAATACCAGCGATGATAAAGTTTTCAGGTTCGCAACAACTCCTTAATCTCCACGATGTAAAACCAGGTGGTAAGGTAGTGGGAGTAGGCGTCGGGGGAGGGGTTGATGGTAAGCCCCTTAATTGTAATGTATAATACTTTGTTCCGTTAGGTATATATATGTTTTTTGTTCCCGCTGCTATGTGAATAACATTCCAATAACTTTGTGTCTCACCTGTCGGTAATACATAATTTTCATAATCCTCATTACACGCTTCTCTGGGACCACCACCATATTCTTTTGTGTTTGCTATGGTATAACCTGATATTAATGTTCCATCGTTATCGTAGAAATTATATTCAGCGTCATAGACATACGAATAGTCCCCATTAGGGTTTGCTTCACTTGGTAAGATATAGTTTAAGGCAGATAAGGTAAAATACTCATCAGAACCTATATCTCTTATTCTTGGTGAGTTCGTTAAGAACAGATTATCTGTTGAGGGGAATAACCCATCATATCCATTCATAAAGAATTTGTCTGTATCTAATTTCTGTAAGTTTGAGAATATGTTTCTACCCATAGTCCCCAAGAAACTTCTTTGTAGTCCTGATGGATATGCGGGGTTTCCTATTTGAGTTCCAAGACCAGTATATGGTGTTGGTGTTGATGATATTGTTGTTGAATGTTCTTCACCAAAATTACACCACCAGTTGATAACCTCATCTTGTTGAGGTGTTGAAAAGTTTTCTGTTTGGTGTATAAAATTATTTGTTCCACCTGTTAGATTTGCTATATATGCCACAGGTGCGTTCTTTGCGAAATCGTGTATAATTTCTCCAACTGGAACTATACCCACCCCTTCAGGATTGGGGGTTAATTTACCTGTGAATACCCTTTGGTTAAAGACATATAAATCATATACATATCTAAAATTAAATTCTGTGTTTGTATCCGCAGATAATACGAAATAATTATCAGGTGATAATGTGGGTTGTGTTCCTTCTATATCTTTTATTATACTAATCTGTCCCATTATGTATTATATGTTATATCATTTGATGTTTTTGATAATACCAATAGTTTTTCATCTACAAACTCTTCAAATCTATCTGCAAATTCGTCTTCACCTTTATCTACCATCTCATCTATTATATTATCTATTGCGTTGTTTATAAAGTTTATTCCACCTATACCTTTCATCCATACACTTCTTCTAACGAGGAATGATGTTGTCTCAAATGAAAGACCGGGGAATGTTCCTATCTTCTGTCTAACCCAAGTATCCAAGGCTCTTCTAAATGTTGTCCCTGAACCACTACCACCAGGTTTTCTACCTCTATCTACAAACTCATAATAATCTTCCATTACAATAAGTCCCATCTCTTCACCATCAACCTCTCTTATCTCATAACCAATACTATCACTCAATCTCTTTGTGTTGTTCTTTGGATATTGTCCTATCGTCTTGGGAACACCAGGTCTGTTTCTTTGAATGTTATATCCTCTTGGTTGATAGTTCTTTGCCAGTTCAACCTTGAGTTGTTTAACGAGTATTTCTAACATCTCCTCCATTACTCAATCACTACCATATCAGAACAAGTGTTTATACTATCTCTAACACTGAAGGTTATGTCTAATGAAACACCCCCGATATAGTCATTAAATCTTTCTTGGAAGGGTATGGCATTAACAGGTAAAGTTATATCAAACAAGTCCGTTAAATCAACGGAATTGGGGTTAGCAGGGGGGTTGGTAATGTATGAGATTAAATCCTTGGCAATCATACTCATATTGGATATTACATTCTTACCATCATCATAATCCTCCTGTAATATATCACCAAAGACAATACTGATTTCATATTGTGTGATGGTTTTGTTATATGTTATATTCTGTGGGGTTATAAACATAAGGGGGTATTTAACATCATCACTTTCTTCGTTTCTTCTTGAAAAATCAACAAGGTTTCCAAACCCATAGTTGTTAATCTGTTTGTGATATTTCGCAAACTTAAATAGTTCATCTATAACACGATTAAAAGTCATTTCAGGGTATATACTCATCTTCTAATTTGTTTTTGTCTTGATTTCTTTATTGCGTTCATCTCTCTTGTTCGCTTGTCCTTATACCACGATAAATAGTTAAAACAACGAGAAGTTGAATAACTTAATATCTCATCTATCTTGGTTATGTCTTCATTTGATAGTATCATCAACTGATTTTGGTAAAATCTTGCGGTAGTTTCCCAACCAACCATTTCGGTAGTATCTTCTTCATATATTCTACTGCCTTCATTCTCCTCCTCGTTTTCTTGTTCTTCCGTTTCAAAATATGTAGCGTATTTTCTGTATATTTCTTTGTAAATGTTAAAAAAAAAACTGATGCACCTGATACAATATCAAAGGGGAGTTCCAAAAACTCTTCTGCTCTTTTTAAACATTCTTCTGTATCATAAGGTTCTAATACATAGGTCTTACCAATCTGTGCTTTTATTGGTCTGTAATATAAAGCCACAATCTTATTTAAGTTTTCTTTGAACCCCATACTGATAAAGGTTTCCAAATCTATCCAACCCCCGAAGTTAAGTTTTGTTAAATCTGTTTCAAGACCATACAATACTCCATTAAACTCAAATGTTGCTTTAATAGGTTCGTCTTTATTATCCATCTTTTCCTTCATAATCTTATTGACGATATAAAGGGTTCTATTACTATCAATCTTTTTGATTTCCTTTTCAGGAATACCGGTAATCATCTCAAGTAATTTGGGGGTCTGTAGATTAACCTTATCTATCTTTTGTAGGGACATATACTCACCAAGAGTTAATCGTGGATTTATGGTATATTTCTGTCCGTCTATTGTTAGTTTAATTTCACTCATATCTTACTCCAAGTTTTTCCTTTTATACAATTTGATATTGTTGTCTTTGCAACATCAAACATCGCTGCCAGTTGTGAATAACTATAAATATTTTTTGAATACAAGTCTCTTATCTCTTCTGCTAATTCCATATTGAGTTTGTTGTATTCCCTCCTTCTACAATTAAACGCATTGGTCGTTAGTCGTAGGTTCTCCAATCTATTATCAAGTTTATCTTCGTTGATATGGTCTATCGTTAATCCTTTTGGTATGGGTTCGTTGAAGTATTCATATACGAACCTATGGACTGATGATGCGTGTGCTGCTCCATCATAATACATCTTGAAATAATAATACCCCGATGGGTTAATCCAGAACTTCATTTGTCTTCCGTTCTCGTTATATACATTCCCTTCTTTATCTGCGTAATAAGTCATATTATAGCATATTTTCCTCTGTTTATTTTCTTTGGGTCTAACTCCATCTCCACACAATACCGGATACTATCTATACTATGGTTGTGTTTATCTTCAGGGACACCCAATATCTTCCCATCTTTATCTGTTTTATATTTGTAAGAGTTGAACTCTTTTACTATATTTGGGGAAGATACAATATGTATATAGTGTCTTTTAAGGAGGTCTAAACCATATTGTATTGTGGTCTTCTTAACTGGTTTGATATTAAACCCCGCCCTTCTAATTTGTTCTATCGCTGCTGGTTGGGAACTATCAGCCCATATTGTATCTGTTCTATCCATACTTAATTGCTCCATACGATATATCAAATCAGGTATGGTTAAATTACTCTCATAGATTAGTTCTTTGAAGTATAGGTGTTCCCCCATTTTATAAACCTGAACCAATACTGAACTATCAACAAAACCGAAGTCCATACCATATCCCAATAACTTTGCTTGTGGTGGTATTTCAGTTTCTTCTGTATATTTGTTGAATACTAAACTCCTTGCTATTCCCCTTTCCCCTAATGTGAATACTCTGTATAAGTTCTCATCTTTATCTTTCAATCCTTTAATTTCATCTATGATTTCTTGTGATAAAAATGGATTATCTAAAAATGTCGTTTTGAACCAATAACAAGTATCCTTCTCCTCTTCTTCATATATCCAACTATCTATATCACTTGGGTTATAATCCAATATAATCTTGTCTGTGGTTCTTATTGCTAGTTGGGTGTATTCATCTCTATGTAGTTCATTACTCTCGTTTATCCATAGTAGATTTCTCCGTCTGCCTCGTAATTTTTGTTCGTCATCTGCGTTAAGAAACTCTATTGTATTTCCGTTTAGTTCATAATACATTTCCTGTTTATGTAAGTCATTTGGATTATACTTCCCGAACTTATCTAATACCTCAATAAAGTCCCTCATAACGGAGCCTTTTAATGATGGGTAGTTCTTCCTTACTATGGTTATTGTTTTCCCCGTATTCCTTAAACAATACACTACAATCCATATACAAATGTTATATGTCTTACCAGACCTACTTCCCCCGCGACAACTAATCATTCTGTAGTTATCTATGTTGTTTTCAATCTCCTCAAATACTTTAGTAGTTTGTATCTTTGCCATAGTTCATATAGTATAACCATAAATATCATATAATCAAGAAAAGTTCCACTTATTGTGAAACTTTTTTATATGTGCGTCCAACTTTTTCTATTAATAATTCTATTAACCATATTACGACTTATATTAAACATTTTAGCAATATCATTTAAATTACCTTTATCATATTGATTATTACCTTTTACACCATTTTTTCTAATCCATATAACATCTTCTTCTGTTAGTTTTGAGTTTTTATTATTTGTCCCTTGTGATTTTTTACTGAATATTTTAATTTCATCTTCACTCCATTTTCTACCAAACATACCATTTTTTTCACCTCTAATTTTTTTTCCTTTGGAAATTAGTTGTTCTTTAGTCCATACTCTACCTTCACAACCATCTCCCCCATCAGTCATATTAACTAGTGTGCCAAGTCCTAAATCTCTTCTACCATATAATTTGATAAGTTTAATTTCAAGTTTTTCAGCATCAATTCTTCTATCAAAACTATTAACAATTTCAATATCATAATCTGTTTTATTAACAACATTTATCCACATTTTATTTCTATTATTCGTGGTATAAGGACGATACTTTTTTCCAATACCAATATAAAAGATTTCACCTGTATCTTTTCTACGATGTTGATATACAATCCATTCTTTATGTTCCATACCACAAATATAATAAAAATATTTTAATCCACAAAAAAACCCCCAACCTCGTTAGGTCAGGGGTATAAAAATAAAAACTGAAATATCTAAATGGCAGATATTCTATGAATAAATATTATTTATTTTCACTTTGGTCGTCGTTTTCTTCATCTATGATGGGACGGATAATCTCTATTTTTATTTTATCGTCTTGTTTAATCTTATCACCATCTGTGGTAATATCAATATTTGTTTTCCAACTATCTCTATAAACATTACTCATAAAATATTTGAAGAATGTAGCATTTAGTTTTTGTGATGTTCCTTCTTCCCATGCCACTCTGGCTTTTTCAACCCACCATGCTTCAGATAATTCCATCGCTTTTGCTACAACCTTTTTGAACTTTGGGTCTCTATCAAACAGACGATACATTACATCTCTACCTATGTTTAAGTAGTTGGCAAAATCTGTTTTGTTTTTTCCATTTCTACCTAATTCAAGTATGTCCTCTTCCCAAGTTGGCAGAACTTTACCCCGCTCAACCAACCAGTCAAGATTAACATAAGTGGGTCTATGAGGGGGGTTCTTCTGTTCCATTATTTCTCTTCTGTGGGTTCAGACCCCTCAAACTTTATTTTATTGTAATACGACCAACCGAACGCGATGATAGTCATTAATGAACCAACGACTTCTTCAAGTCCCGCTTCGTCTATTACACCTTTTGTTATTAAGACACCACCCGCGAAGGACAAAATATGTCTCAATACTGAATATACTTTTTCGTTCATATCAAATTAATTGTTTAAGTTTATTATATATAAATAGTCCGTCTGTTGCTTGATTTAAGGGGTATATATCGTGAAAAAAGATATTTAAGGTCTGTCTATCGTCAAAAGTAATATCTTCGTATTTTACCCCCTTTAAATGAGTTTCCCAATATGATTTCAACTTTGGGACTTGTCTTGCATCAAAACTTTTTGGTTGAGTAGTTCTTTTACAATTACATGCCATCTTGTTCCAATATTTTTAACATTCTATTTATACTATCACACATCATATAGTTTTCAACAATCTGTCCTTTTCTCAATTCAATTTTTAATACAGGAATAATGATATTCTCAAAATCATTTTCCAAGAACATCAATTTATCACTTTTCATTATTTTAATTATTTTGTGTGCTATATCCGTTCTCTCTTCTTCAGTTAAGTTGAAGTATTCTTGTTCCGTTAATCCGATGTGATAGTCCATATCCATAAATATAATAATAAATGAAAAAATCCCTGATGTCTATAAGTTTGGTACTTCATCAGGGATTTATACAATAACTACTATGGAGCATATATTAAAATATATGATATGATAATATTAACTATTATGTTCCAATAAGTCAATTTTATCTTTGAGTTCTTGTATCATTTTTTCATATCCTTCACATTTTAATTCTAATCTCTTGAGTTCCTCATCGTATCTTTGTTTCATATCAAGGATTACCTGGTTGTATGCTTTTAAACTTTCGTTGAGATTTTGAATGTATAAACTCTCTTCATTCTTTTTTCTTTTATAATTTCCTCCCCAATAACCTAATAGTGTGGTTAAGACCGGTAGAAGATAAGTCAAATATTTTTCCATATTGAATATTGTTTATATGGATAAATATTAAACTATTTGATTACATATTGATTTATCTTTGACTTTGCCGATAACGATAATCCCTTATAGTTTTTCAATAACCACTTGAGGTAGTATTGTGGTAATGTATTGAGTTTTTGTCCTTTGAACTTTCCAACAACCATAACCTCATCGGTCATTCTAAATGGTTGTAATTCCTTATTCGTTGGAGTATTTAACTCTTTCTCAAACTCTTTTGTATGTTGCCAGTGTCTAAAATTATATTTACTCATAATTCAAATATATAAAAGAAAAAATAAATTACCAAATGTTGAAACTTTTTTGTTTCATTGATATATTTATTATTAGACATAACATCGGTGTTAATTTGACTTGACCGATAAAGGACTGATTATCCATAACAACTCAAGACAACTACTAATCAAACATCATTTTACATAATAATGTCGTCCTACTGACAAAATGTAATACCGACTTAATCTACTCCACAAGTAAAAAGGTATATGATGGTTCTTACAGGTGTTAATTGTGAATACAGAAAGACATTAACACAATATCTGTTTAAGTGGTGAAATGTTAAACAGAGGGGGGATGTAAGAATAGAATTGGTAATCAAATCTTAAGAACCTGACGAACAAAGGGGGATTAAGTAAAAGAGTAGGTGTGCTGTGTTGATAAAATCATATAATTTAATATATTTATATACAGCAAGTAGGACGGCTTTGTTTGATTAGTTAAATCAATCATTAAAGGAATAAGTTAATTACTTGTTCCTTTTTTTTATTGAACTATATTTATTATTATGGGAAGACCGATTAAAGAAAAAAGAAGATATATGGGTGAGGATGGATTGTGGTATTACAAATGTTATGTATGCGAGCAATTCTGTCCCGAATATGATATGACTAACAATAGAAACAAACCATTTGGTAAAGACATCTATTGTTCCACCTGTAAGAAGATAAAACGGGAACAAACAAATCAAAATAACAGAAAGATATTAACCAAAGTTAATAAACAATATGGAACATCTTGGATTGAACCTACGGGTCGTCATCTTAACCTCAAAGGAGCAACACCTGAAGACCAAATGATTACCATAGAGTTTTTTAGGAAAATGAATTACGATTTATCCAAACCAATCCATATCCAATTCGCAGAACGAATTAAGGAGAAATACGGGGTTGAATTGGAGATAGATGATACACCATATCAGATAAAAGAGAAAAAGGGTTTATGACCCCTTAAAATTAGAATTAAGACATGCCAATCAAACCAAAGACAGGTGAAGACAAGGACACATTCATTGCAAGGTGTATCCAAAAAGAAAAATCATTAGGTAAAAGAAGTGATGTTGCTGCCGCAATATGTTATTCAGTATGGAAAAATAGAAATAAATAATTGACTTACTGGTAAAGTGTTCCTATGTTTGTGATATACAAAAACATTAAATACTATGAAAAACAACACAGGAGCAGCAATCGCAAGACAATCACAACTTAAGTTGATTACAGAATGGAGTAAGGATTGTGGGGTATGTCTCACATTAAAGGATTTAATCGCAATAACAAATGTTATGGTGGATTATGTTGAAAACGGATATTCAAAGGATTTGGGAACTCGTTTGGAAGCAGTGGATACTTACATTAACGAATTAAAGAAGAAGTAAGATGGCTACTTTAAATCAACGAAATACATACATTAGAAACCTCAATAATCCTGAATTGGATAATCTAAAGAAGAAGGTGTATGAATACATTAAACCAAAAGGAAATATAACCTATAATAGTGTTATAGATTACTTCTATGATAATATGGGTATAAGGACTTCATCAACAGGTGGGGCGTTCTCTAACCTAATGGATATGGGTTTAATTAAAGAGGTGAGTGAAGGTATATTCTGTTATGTTGAAGATGAAACGGAACAACAAGAGTTATTCATCAAAAGACAAAAAGAAAAGAGATTGAAGTGGGAGAAGAAAGGATATGATGAAGGTTGGTTTGATTTATGGAAATTTGAAAATGGATATATGAAAGATGGAAAGTGAAAGAAAGAAAGCATGGGAAAGGTATATTCAGTTGATGTATGAGAAATACCATCAGGAGAAGGAGAAAGAAGAAATTTATTGGACTGATGGATATGGGAACTAAAAAAGTTCCCATTTTTTTTGGAAGTATGGGATTTTTGTTGTTTCTTTGGGGTATGAAAAAATCAACACACACCCTTTTCCTTGAAGTCGTAGAAGAAAACTCTATTGATTTGAACTCACCTTACAAATTGGAACGAGTCCTCTGTATCTCCAAAATCTTGGATAAACTTGATTTTAATGAATACAACAAAGTTCGTGCTCAACGAAAAGTTCGTGTAATTGAGAAGTTCGTTAATATGATGTTTGATGAAAAAAAACTTGTTAAATAATTTGTGAGAACCAACCTAATTCCCTATCTTTGACAAACAAATAAACACAGAAACAATAAACACTATGAAAAAAGAAAACAAACAAGAAATGACTAAAGTAATTGAAACTTACCTTGACGACGGAGACCAAACTTATTGGTGGTCTTGTGTAAATGAAGCACTTGAAAGTGGTCGTTTTGAATATCTTGAAGAAGAGTTAGATGAAGAAGAAATGGAAGATATTGTAAAGTCAAAGAGTGTTAAAGAACTAATTGAAAAAGTAGGGTTTCCATTTTTTCTTGGATAATTAAAAAACTCGCCGTATATTCGTAAAACAAACAAACACAATAACACTATGAAAAAGACAATTAAGAAAATCAAAAACTACGACTTTGGTGGAGGTGTAATTCGTGATACTTACTTTGTCCGTGTATGGGACGAATATGGAGATTTGACCTACTCCACACTTGGAGGTTTCACCAAAGAAGAAGCAATCAAAACAAAAAATAATCTTTCTGTATATTAATAAAAAAGGGGGACTTAATTGTCCCCTTTATTAAACCCCCCACAAAATAACCATTCATCTCTACAATAACCACTTGGAGTATCAAAGACAATCCCTGTTGAATATGTGCTTCTATCAGGTTCTGTCTCACCAGGATTTTCCCTATCGTATTCGGGATATAATGATGTGTTATTATTCAACCACATCTTTAACTTCTCTGTATAGAAGTCAGCGGTATGTTTGGCACCATTCTTAATCGTTTTAAAGGTCGCCAAATCAACTGAACTGCCCTGTTCGGTGTTATTACTCACCAGACCTACATTAGCGTATTCTACAAGGGCAAAATCAAGTGAGATGTAATAAGCATTCCACATAGCACAAGGGACGATGTAGTCATCCAATAGGTTCTTATAATTCACATAGGTTGAATTGGATATATCACCTGATGTGATAAGTTCCATCATTCTCTCATAAAGAGATTGTCCTAATGCTTCCTTTGCGACTATGTCCTGTGCGATACGGATTGCTGACACCAACTTTCCACTATCCATCATTTTATTAACAGGTGTATAGTCCTTTAACTTCTGCTCGCTTACAAAATATGCTGTAATCATAGTATTTGATTTTGTATAATACTCAAGTTTATTTGTTCGTTTGGATACAACAACTTAATAAGGGGTTTCATTTGTTCTACCAATTCCATTTGTAATGGTTTTATTGTTGTATTGAGGAACACTTGGAATGATTGGTTAATCTCATCTGCGTTTGAACCAAGACCACCTCCGTTATTCAATCCAATCAAAAGACCTGAAGTGATTTTGTGTCCCGATAAAATCTGTCTTTGGGTTAATTCAAATATTTCTGAATAATAACCATCGTGTGTATTTGAGGGGATTTGTGTAATTGTTGGTGCGAGTTCTGCTCCATCACTAAATGAAACCATCGTCTTACCCGCTCCTTCTGCTCCTGAAAATCTTTCTTCAATTTTAGCCAACATCGTTCTTTGTTCGTTGTCGCTATCAGGAATACCATTTGGGAAATTGACCCATAAACCCGGTGTTCCCCCATTCAATATGTTTGATAAGTGGAATAATGTTATGTTATGTGCCAATCTAATATCGTTGATAACAGACATATAGTCAGGAGAACCATAGTAGTTGTATCCTGGTGCGTAATTCTTGATATGATATACTTGTCTGTTGTTCTGATTGTTTGGGTCTAACTTACTGAACTCAATAATACTTTTTGTTCTATAATCTTTCCAGTCCTCACAATAATAATAAACCTTCTGTTCTTCATCTATCGTATCCTTCTTCTGAACCCTCACAGACGACGAGGGAAGGGTGTATATTCCATTTAAACCCTCCGTCCTATCAGCAGACCATACTGACTCAATAAAGGCGTTTCCTGTGGTTATATACTCTGTGGCATATTCCATAAAGAACTCATTTAAGGTCTGTGTTCCATTCACCAATCTATCACCATCAACGAACCCTTGACCTAAGACATTTCTTACCTTTGCGTTGATACATGCGTTATGTGTGGGGTTATAATCTATGTAATCATATAGTGTTTCAGCAAAATTATTCTCGCTTCCCCAAGATACCCAATCTTGGTTTCTAACCACCTTTTCTTCAAAGCGATTAACACTATCTATTCTTCTACCAAATGCGTGAAATTGTTTTTCCATATTCTATAAATATTATATTGCTGCGAAGTTATCAAGTTCTGTTAATACCAATCCTCCATTTATCACAAAACCTCTATACAAGTTCCAAGCATTATTAGCGATATTTGGTAATGTGCCTCCAACACAATATATGTTTCCACCTGATGTTAAAGTCATACTTGTTATACTTGGGTTTCCGTCAGCATATACCCAAAATAAGAACTCCTCACCTTCTTTTTCATTTGATAATGAAACGGATACATTGTCTGTTAAAGTGAAGATAAACCATCTACCCAAAGATAAATCAACTGATATTCCACCTGATACACTACCTGCGTTTATGACAGGTTCTCTGATAAAATCTTCAACAGATATTTTCTTCGTTGAACCTCCATTTACTATCGCAATAACATCACTCTCTGTTCTTGCGGTTAATTGTGTTAATTGTGATATTTTTTTATCCATTATTCTTGTGTTAGTAATTCGTTATTTTCTGTTAATAAGTGATATTCATTTTCCTGTAATATATGATTGGTTGGTATTTTATCCTCATCATATATTATAATCTCATCTGTTGAATATCCTTCATAACTCACCTCATCAGGTGGAGGGGGGTATAAGTATAATGTTCCTTCATCAACCACATCTGTAGTTAATAATGGGTTTAAATTCGTTTGTGATGTTTGCTCGTATATTCTATAATAATACCAACCATAATTTTCTAAAGATATATTGGTAGTTCCAACATAAACACGAGGATAATTCGGTCTTCTAAAATTATCTTGTCCTTCATCTCCAAAATATTCCCAAGGCTTGATATCTTGTATCTCTTGCATAGAAGCGAGATATAATGTATCACTAAATGTTCTACCTGAATTGGTCTGTAAATTATATGTGAAAGTAGTTGCCGTAAATGCTTTATTTAATTGGTTTAATTGAATATCGGCATAAGGTATGGGATAATCCACACTCCAAGGCGTATTGTTTGGGTTTCCTTCAGTTCCAAAATTTATATAAGTTGATATATCTATACCATCAGAAAAGCATGTTCCACCTGTAAATATTTCACCAGGATTTTTTGTATCCAAGTATATTCTAAAAATACCAATAAGATTTGGAATTACGAATATTTGGTCTGTGTATATCTTATCTGTCCCTTGAAGTTTTCCAGGATAATAAAGTGGTTGTTCCAAATAAACAAGTGCTGGTGGTTTTTCCTTAACCCAATACCTCGTTCCACCAGTAAGGTTCTCACCACTCTCATATACACCAAACTTGAATAAATCTGCTCTCGGTTCTTCCTGATATGTTGTTCTACCTGAAAAAGATGTAATATTTTGGGGTATGAAATATTTTCTGTCTCCTGAAACTTTATGTTGTAAAGACATAAGATAGGTTGGATTACTCAAGGTTTTATTCCTTGAAGCATTCACCCATATCGTATTATCCGTATTTGCTGATATTTTTATCATTATCTATAAATATTACATTATTTTTTAAGGTGGGCATGTATAACTTAAAGTCCAAGTTCCCCAATAATTACTATAAGTCCCTGCTTCAGGATGATAAACTCCATTTGGTGCTTGGGTCATATTTGGTATTGCGTCAATGGCTAACCAACCTGTTCCCATACTCTGACTATCAGTAAATCCTGAAATACTAACATCCTGTATATCAAATAAAGTGAAACCAGTTACACTTGAAGGTAAAGGAGGTGATGTTCTGTCAGTAATTATAATTATTTTTTGTGTTGGGTCATTATCATAAGTATATGACGCATAATTTAAACTATCTCTTGAATTAGCACCACTTCTATATGTTGGATTTGCCGCAATATCCATATAAGAAACTTCATTATATGTGAAACACCCATTCCAATTTTCTCCACCACCAGTAGTTAAACCACTAATATACAAATTACTTGGAGGTAAAGAATTTATAGATGGAGTTATAGATGGTGTAGCGGATGGTGTTGTAGTATTGGTAATACTTGGTGTAATTGAAATTGTTGGAGTTATTGTTGGTGTTATAGATGGAGTTAATGTAATACTTGGAGTAATAGATGGAGTAGCAGATGGGGTAGGCGTCATAGAAGGACTTGGTAAAGGTGAGGGTATAATTTCAATATCCCAATAGGGTTTCCCCATACTATAATATTTAACTCTGTTATATTGTGGCATATCTATAATTTTATGTGGGACAAGAACCCAAATAGGTTATTGTATAATCGGTTGAACCGAATACTCTAATCGGTGCAGAACAAGAACATAGAGTTTCTGTTGCTTTTGTTCCAACAACCAATATTTCAGTATTGAATGTATCACAATCAACATACTCCACAGATAATGTTTCTGTTCCACTATTGTTATAGACACTATAATATCCACAAGGGCAAGGGTCGCTTGCTGTAGGAGTGGGCGTCGGGGTGGGGCTAATGGATGCCTTTGGAGTTTCAGTTGGAGTTATGGTCGGTGTTATACTTGGTGTATTGGTTATGGTAGGGGTGGTAGTAGGAGTAGTGCTCTTACTTAATGGAGGGGTTGAAGTAATAGAGGGAGTAATACTACTCGTAGGAGTAATTGAAGGGGTCGTAGATGGAGTAGGACTAACACAAGATACATAAGTTATTACACCACCAAGAATAGTCGTTTCTGTTGGGTAAAATCTATCATTTATCTGCTGTGTCGGGACACTATTACCTGTTGGGTTTAGAATGAGAGCACTTGAGTTCCATTCAGTATCACAAATTATATCTTCAGGACTTCCCAAAAATCCATTATGTCTAAATGAATATATATACTGAGACCCACTTATATCATAATAAAGACATAAAGTAATCCAAGGTTTTGTATTATGTTGATAAATAGCATACTCATATTCACATCCACACTCCACAATTTGATTATCAATATTAAGAAAACCAAAGTTAAAGAAAGTATAATCACCATTAGCCCAAGTATTAACACCAGTAAAACCTGAAACATTCAAACATTCATAACCACTTTCAGGGGGACACACCGGTATTGGTGATGGAGAAGGTATAGTCTCAATATCCCAATATGGAACATCAAAACCATTCTGTTTTTGATATTTAACTCTCTTGTATATTGGAGACATTATCCTTCTATTAGTCGTTTAGTTTCTTTTAACAATTCATCTATATCAATTTCATCAGGCGCAGGAAATTTATAATGTTTAAGTTGCCATCTATTACGATTTTCTTGGAAGGACACCACAACATCTATGGTGTCTCTTTCCAAATCCAATCTGACTTCCTTAAATTTATAATTCATTATATAATTCTAACTCTTAAATCACCTGCGTTATGATATACACCGCCTAATGGGACACCTCCTGCGGCTGCTGCAGTGTCATCAGCGTAGTTTAATGAAGCGTAGTTTGTTATGGTTAAGTTAGGAACAACCACCTCATCATCTATAGATGTTGATTGACTTGAACCACCGAGAATAACACTTCTATTATGACTTATAGTATTACTATTACCACCAATAATTGATGAACTATCACCTGCTATGGTGTTATTTTGTCCTCCAACAAAAACACTATCATCATAACCAGTAGCACTCATTAAATGATTTAAACCACCTATACTGGCACTTCTTAAACAATTTATTTGAACTTCATTATTATTACCACCTACAACAGAAGTATCATTACCCCTTGATATATGACTTGTTCCACCAACAACAGATGAATTTGTACCAGCAACACTATTAGTTGAACCACCTAATATAAAACAACGACTACCAGTCATATTATTACTTGTTCCACCGATAATAAAATTATCATTACCATAACCAATATAATTACTACCTCCACCAATTATAACACTATCATCACTCTGTCTTCCTATTCGGTTATTATTTCCTGCTATAATTGCGGTGTTATTACTACTCCAACTCGCATTACTAAAGTCAGGGAATAGTGTGTTGTTAAATCCACCCAATAAAACATTTCTATAATATGGTTGCGCTGTTCCTACTGAAGCGTTTATAGTATTACCTGAACCACCCAAAAAGAAGTTGTCCTCAATAGCACCAGTTCCATAAGTTATACTATGTCCTCTGTCTATCTGTATTATATTAGATGGTTCTGTTGTATCACCTGAAAAAAATGAACTACCACCAACCCCATCCAAAAGGGTTGATACTTTTATCTTACTTGTTGTTGTCTCTCCACTATCAACTATGACGAGTAAGTCATCGTTGGTCTTACCAGTCTGTTCGGGAAGTTGAGGGATTGTCTTATTCGCCATATCTTAAATTATTAAAGTTCTGTTATTA